GTCTTTGTAGTTATTTGTTTATCAGAAGGTAATATACCATGGCACTCAATACGTTCCAAGTGACGCAATATGTCTTAAATGACGTTTTTATTAGATTCTGGAACTCATTATCATTTGCTCGTGTTTCCAATAGAAACCTCGAAGGCGATTTTAAAAATCTCAAATACGCTACAGGTCAGACAGTCAACTATCGCCTGGAAGAAAGATATCTAGGTGGTGAAGGCGCGACAGCAGTTGAAGAAGCTCGTATTCAGATAATCAGACCTCTCACCATTGAAAAGCAATTTCACGTTATGTTGGGTTACAACACTTTCGAATTAACTTTCGATCGCGCACGTGACGAACCATATCTTGAAATGTGCAACGCTCCTCGCGCCAAAACACTTGGTAACAAAGTTGAGAAGTTCATCTGTTCAACCAAGTTTCAATTGCAAACCTATCAAGCAGTTGGCACACCTGGCGTAGCTATTGACCAATCAACCATCTTTGACGCTGACGCTTACATGACTGAACTTGCTATCCCTGAAGATGGCAAACGTTATGCTGCTATTTCACCGCGTACCGCATCAAGCTTGAACAACTCATTGTTTAATGCGTTCAACATGACTGTCAACACGGGCGCGCTAATCGATGGATTTATCGGCCATTTAAGTGGTTTTGACTTCTTCAAAACTAACTTTTTGGTACGCCAAGTTGCAGGCGCAGGTGAAACAGGCGCAGGCGCTCCCGCGGGTTATCAACTCGCTGGAACTATCACCAATGGTCCTATTGCGGCTGGTAATGGCAATTTAACAGGTATCGGCACAACTACTTTTGCTGTAACAGGCTTGATTGCTTCACAAGCAATTGCATTCAACGTTGGTGACATCGTTACTATCGCAGCGGCTTCTAATGTGTTCATGGTTAATCCTTTAACCTACCAACCATTAACAACCACAGCACAATTTGTTGTAACCGCGGTAGCAGCATCTAGTGCCGGTGGCACTGCAACTGTAACTGTTAGCCCAAGCGTTGTAACAACCGGCGCTGAGCAAAATATCTCTGCCGCTATCCCTAACGGTGCGCAGTTATATATGGCTCAATCACATAACGTTTCCTTGATGTTTCATACTCAGGCAATCGTGTTTGCAGCGCCTCCAATTAAAGAACTCAAAGGCGGCGTGGAAGCGGTTACCTCTTACTCAGACCTCTACAAGTTGGCATTAACTGCAACTTTAGGCGCTGATATTCGTAACTACCAACAATTAGATCGTGTTGACGTTCTTGCGGGTTGCACAATCAACCCTGAGTTCGCTGTAAGAATGATGTCTTAAAACGCTCTCAACGTTTCTCCCGCATGGTACGCAACGTGCGGGAGTTTTTTAAACTAAGGAGCACTTATGACCGGCGAACACGTAATATATCAAGGTCGAACTATTCCTAAAGATGGCTTTAGAGCTTTCATCTATGGTTTTGGTGGCGTTCAAAAACTTGTTGAATCATGGGAAGAATATGAAAAAAATATCTCTTCGGGCTCGTGGTTTTCGACAAAGAATGCAGTTCCGACTAAAAAGCCTTATGAAAAAGGCAATAAATAATGACCACCATTAAGCAATTCCTTGACGATAGTTATCGACTGATAAACCCTAGCAATCCTACACAACCATTGCACGGGAATGATTTATCTTTTGGATTGAGAAGACTCAACGACTTGCTAACATCGTATGCCGCTGATGGCCTTATGATGACGATTGCGTCAACGCAAACCGTAGCGCTAACAGTCGGCCAAGAATTTGTAACTGCAGGCCCTCCCCCACCCGTTACGGTGCCGCCTACGCCTCCTTTGTATGATATCAGCATAGGACGCATGGCAAATTGGGAAAGTGCATGGTTAAACTTAATGGGCGTGGATTATCCGCTAGTATTCAAGACGCAAGACCAGTGGCATTCGGCATTTAAATACCAACCATTGTCTGGTTTGCCAAGATTTATTATTCCTTTTCCTGATGTGCAAAGCGTTTCATTTAGAATATATCCATCACCCAGCCAGTTCTTTCAGTTTTTCATTAGGGGAAAATTTCAATTGCCTCCTTATATGTCCACCGATGACACGATGCTGACATTGCCAGGCTATTACAATCGATACTTCCTATTTGCCGTAGCTAAAGACTTAGCCATGTTTAAAGGCAGGATGGCAGCCTGGACGCCAATGTTAGAAGATGAATTGATGAAGGCCGTTAAGATTATACAGGCTAATTCTGAGGTAGATTTAGCTATTGTTGGCGATGAAGAGAGTTTGTTGAATGGCTCATGGCGAGTGAGGGCTGGCGTGTGAGTCAATTAACTTATACCATAAATGGCCGCATAGATTTAGACGCAAGTCGGTGTGGTGTTATAATTTCTCTTTTTAAAATGAAAGAGGAAACGATGGTTAAGTTAATAGATATATCATCTGGTGAGATCAATGGTTTTAAAATAATAAAAGATTATGGTCGTTCAAACAAAAGAAGGCAGGTTGATGTTATTTGCAAGGGATGCCTAAAAGAATTTAAAACCGATATATCGGATCTTAGAAGAAAGAAAAGCTGCGGATGTCTTCCTTCATCACATCATTATTCTTTGCCAAGCGAAATCAACGGATTTAAGATTTTGAAAGATCTTGGAAGAGAGAAAGGAAAAACAAGAAAAGCCTTGGTTATATGCAAAGAGTGCAACCAAGAAAAAATAATGGATGCTTATTATTTAAAAAATAGAAAGCATTGCGGGTGTTTGCGCCCGGAAGAAATGGAATGCTCTTACAGAAGATCTCATCCTAGATTAGTTCAAATTTTCAAATGCATGAGAGCGCGTTGTTATTATAAAAAAGATAATAATTTCCATAATTATGGCGAAAAAGGAATTAAAATTTGTAATGAATGGCTTGAAAAGCCTGATTTATTTTGCGAATGGTCTCTAAAAAATGGATACAATGATAATTTATCCATTGATCGCATAGATAATAATAAAAACTATGAACCAAATAACTGCAAATGGTCAGATTCCAAAGATCAAGCCAGAAATAGAAAAGGAATTAAATTATCAATGGACAAGGCGAGATCGATTAGAAGAGAATCTTTAACCGAATCTATTGAGGATCTGGCCGTTAAATATAATGTTGCTATCGGAACAATTAAGCATGTTCTGGCAAAAACTCGGTGGGCAGAATAATGGCATTCAAAGAATTTCCACCTACAGAGTTACTTCCAATCTTCTGCTTTTTTGACAGACAGCGATTTATTTCTGCGGGTTCAATGGACTGCGCTAATTGGTATTCTATCTCCATGCCTGATGGCAAGAATGGCCAAGCTCTCTACCCTTGCATGGGAAGACAACATATAACTGATGGCTTTGGTCAAAACAAACTCATATTCAATACCGAGCCATCCAAAGTATTTAAATCTGTAAATTTCATTTATGTTATAGATGGCACAAGTGTTATTCAAATTGACCAATTTTTGAATCAAATTTTTGTTGGCAGTATTCCACTTGGTTCAACTTGCTGGTTTGCTTATCTTCCTGTGGGAAATGTGACCTATGTCGGCCTAACGACCGGCACAAGTATGTTTATCATTACTGAGAGCGCGGGGCCTGTGACATTTGTGAAAGTGACAGACTCTAATTTGCCCGTTAATCCTTTGTATATAGCCACATTTGGTAATAGTTTCGTCGTTAGTAGCGCTAACACTCCTAATTATGGTGTTTCAGCGGTGAATCTTGGCGGTGTTCCATTAAATCCTGCAACTTGTTTCACGGAAAATGGTGCTCCTATATTCAATAGGGCGTCAGGCGTTATAGGGCAAATGGGTGTATTACATAACCAGCTTTATATTTTCTGTGATTTTACGACAGATATCTGGTCCAATATTCCAACACAGATAACGTCAGGCGGCGTAACCAGAGATTTTCCATTTAAACTAAGCTCTTCTTATAATTGGGATTACGGGATTGCAGATCCATTATCATTAAGCATTGATTTTGGCATGATGACTTGGCTTGCCAAGAATTCTACGGGATTGCGCACATTTATGACTTCAAATGGTCAGCAACCTACGCCGATATCAACACAGGCTATTAATGTTTTATTACAAAATTCCAGTGATACCATTGATGGGGTTAGCCCCTTCATTTCTGGGCCGGTTAATGGCTTCTTATATCAATATGAAAATACGATATTTTACCGAGTATCTGCTGGTTCTTATTTAAATTATCTTCAGTTAGATATTCAAGATTCAGCAAGTGCCCTTGAGTTCAATTTCTCTACTCAAAAATGGGGGAGAGTGATTGAATTAAATGGTGAAAGAAACCGCATTCAAAAGCATGTATTTTTCATTAATAAGCATCTTGTTACTGTAATGGGTGATAATGCAATATACGAGATGGCTGGTAATATTTATCATAATGAATTAATTACACCTAATACTAATCCGCAAGATGTGAACGCATTCACTAAATATCCGATGCGCTACGAGCTTATCACGCAACAAATATTTGAACCCGATTATTCTGAGTTCATTACAGATTACGTGCAAATTGACTTTGTATTTGGTGACAAGACATTTTATAAAAACAATGCGCCATTTGATAATACAGTATTTATCATTACTGAAGATAGTAACCCCGATTGCCCAACATTTGTTATCACAGAGGATGCGGGGACGACCGGCGATCCAATTTTTGTTATCACCGAAGATGGTAATACCCCTGGCTTTAGTGATAATCATTACAATGCGCTATTTAAGCCTTATATAGCCCTTTATGCCTCCGATGATGGCGGCGTAACGTTTGAATCCTATGATTTAAGAGAATTCTCGCCGTTAGGCGAATATCGCTGGATTATGCGATGGTATGAGATGGGAACTTCAAGAAACAGGGTTTACAAGCTCATCTGTGTGAGTTCGGCACCTATTGTCATACTTGGCGCGGTTCACTCAAGACGCAGGGCAAGCGGAGGCGCAAACTAATGCCTTTATTCTTGGATAGGATTGACGCTGCCCCATTGCAAGATGATGATTTCTCATTTTCATTCAATTCATGGGTATCAACTACAGTTGATTCACTGAACGAAATCATTATAGATATACAGAATCAGTTTAATGGGATTGGAACGCCCTACGGCCCTGTCACTTTAACGCAGGCACAAATCATCACATTAAACACTGCGGGCCTTTTAAGTGATGGCGTGCTCATTTATTGCACAGACCATATCCCACCATGTTATGTGGGTCGAATATCGGGCGCTCTAGTTCAATTTTCAACGACAGCGTTTCCTTAAGGAATTATTATGGGTTTATTTGATATGTTCTCAAGCTTTCTCAACCCTGGGAAGGGCTATAAAAAAGGCCAAGAGCAGCTTGATAAGTATTATCAGCAAGGGCAAAACTATTTACAGCCTTATCAGCAGCATGGTGAAGAGGCTTATGGGCATCTTAATGAGGCAATGCAAGACTTGCTTAACCCCTCTGGGCTTCATGATAGATGGCTTCAGGATTATCAGCAAAGTGATGCGGCTACGATGGCCCAGGAACGCGCCATGAATCAAGGCAATCGAGCAGCTAGCTCAATGGGCCTCAGTGGTTCATCACCCGCATTGCAAGCCATTCAAGCCGGTACAAATCAAATAGGCGCTGAAGACCAACAAAGATACATCGAGCAGATGATTCAGCAATACCTGCAAGGTGCGGGATTAGCTCAAGACATCTATGGAGTCGGCGCTAATGCAGGTAATCAGTTGAGCAATAATGCTACCAATATGGGGCAAAACTCCGCTCAGATGAAATTTAATCAAGTAAATGCTCCCGGTGAATTATTTGGTAAATTATTGGGTGCAGGTGCCAATTTATATGGAGCACAGCAAGGCGCTAACGCTATGAACAATATGTCCAAAGCTTGGTCAACAACTGGGGGCCAGTAATGCCATTAAATATCCCAAATTATACTGGCGGCGCAGAGGCTCTTCAAAGAGGGGTGGAGCAAGGCACAGGTTTATGGCAACAAATGATGGGGCATGGGATAAATCTTGGGAAAATGCACCAACAAGGTCAGCAATTTAACCAAACTTTAGGTTTTAATGAAAAACAATTAGCGCAACAGCATATGCATCATCAAGATACTATTGGCATACAGATGAAACAATTAGAGCAGGCTGCCGCTTTATTGCCTTATCAAATTCAACATTTAATAGACCAACACCAGATAACACCTTATCAAGCACAAAATTTATATGCTCAAGGTATGAGCCATTTAGCTCAAGCTAAAAAGGATATGATGTTTGCTAATTTGTTAGATCCAAACGGTGGACAAATGTCTATGCCTGGACAGCAATCCAACATTATGTCTCCTCCTGTTCAGCCTCAAGGCATTATGAACCCACCAATGCAAGCGCAAAATATGCAAATGCCTATGGGCCAAAGAAGTGCGCCT